ACGCCACGATCACCCTGGGCGACGTGCTCAGGCTTGAGAACGAGTCCGTCTCAGGCGGCGGGCAAAAATTGAACAGCGCCATAAAAATCGTGGGCACCAGCGTCAGCCCCGCTTTCGATTGTCTCATCGACGCCTCGGACGTCCAGTGCGCAGTGACCAGCTCGGACATAGTCACCCTGATAAAGTTCAAGAACTATGCGGGCGCCGCCAAGGCACTCGTCTATGACGGGGCAAGCCTCACGGTGGTATAAAGGATGCAAGTAACGCTCGAACAAGTACAGGCCAGGAAGGGGCAGCTCATACAGAGGAAGGAGCAGCTCAACGCGGACCTCAACGCCACGATAGGCGCCATACAGGACTGCGAATACTGGCAAGGCGTGCTTGAAAAGCAAGAAGATCAAGAGAAGGAGAGATCAGAATGAAGGACTTATACCACGACCTCGCGGTCGTGAACCTATTAGAACCGACGGCCCTGGCCCACACCAATCAGAACAGCAACATACTGGACACGTCGGGCTTCGAGGGCGCCATGATAGTCGCCCACGTCGGAGCCTTGACCGGGGCGGACGGGAGCAATTACACCATCCCGACGCTCCAGGAGAGCGCCACCGTAGTGGGCACCGACTTCACGGCGGTGGCGGCGGCGGACATGATCACCGACGTCATAACCGTCGACGGCGCAACGGACGACAGTTGCGTCTACAAGTGGACGTACCTCGGAGCGAAACGATATCTCCGGCTTCGATACGTGACCACGACCGCGGGCTCATATCCCACGGGCTACGTGAGCGTCATAGGCGTCCTGGGCCGCGCCAGGCACGCGCCAGTAACGGCACCCGCCGCAATAACCGCGACCTGAGGAGGAATATCATGTGCGGGGAAACCACCAACCCGACTTGCGGGGGGACGCAGCTCTCCCCGCACAACTTTACCGCTAACATGAAAGAGCCGACCGTGGCCATCGTGGACAAGAAGGGAAAGCGGCGAGTAGCAGCGCACTGGCCACACTACCAGATAAAAATCATGGAGCCCGAGGTTTTGAAATAATGATCCAGCGCGTAACCGGGGAGGGTCCGGACATCGAGCCTGTTGACCTGGAGGAGGACGTGAAGCCCCACCTCCGCATAGCCACCGACGAAGACGACGAACTCCTCGATGCATTGATGACGGCAGCCCGCCAGGCGTGCGAGGAATACACCCACACCAGTTTCTATACTCAGACCTGGGATTTGATACTGGACACCGCGCCGGGCATCATCGAGCTACCCCGGCCGCCCCTGGCCACGGTCACAGGCGTCTACGTCACGGACGACGACGGCGTGGAGACCACCGTGACAGCGACGACCTACAGGGTGGACACGGTAAGCACGCCCGGCAGGGTAATCCTCAAACTTGGATACAGCTGGCCCGACTACACCGACACCGCAGGCTTCCGCATAAGGTACATCGCGGGCATCGACGACACCGATCTGATACCAAGGGCGCTGAAGCAGGCGATACTGATGCTGGTATCATATTTCTACCAGAACAGGGGCGACACCCGCGGCACCGTGACATTCGCCGGACAGCAGGGCCAACTACCAGACGACATCAAGGTCATCTTAGACCAGTACAAGGTGTACATCTAATGGTAAGCATAGGCGAAATGAGGCACATGGTAAGCGTCCAATATAATGCCGGCAACCCCGACGACCTCGCCGCGGCGCAGGCCGGGACCTGGACCGAATTGCGGAAGGTGTGGGCGGCCATCGAGCCCATGAGCAGCCGAGAACAGGCGTACATGGCACAACAGCAGATACGGGCCACCCACAAGATCACGATCCGGTATGCGAGCGACATCACCGCGCGGATGCGGTTCGTGCTCGGCACCCGGACCTTTAAAATAAACGGCATGGTCAACGAGGACGAGCGCAACACATTCCTCATCTGCACCTGCGAAGAGGTCCTCTAATGCCTATGATATGGATCGAGATTAAGAACGCCGACGAGGTTATCGGGCGCTTCGACCGCTTTAATTTAAAGGTGGCCGAGAGGGTCCGGGACATCGTGAGCGAGATATCGCTCGCAGTGCAGAAATCCGCAAAAATATTGTGTCCTGTTGATACAAACAGGCTCCGCGGCAGCATCCACATATTGTTCAGTAAGGACGGTTTCGGCAGCGAGATAGGCACAAACGTGATATATGCCGCTGTAGTCGAGTTTGGTAGTATGCCCCACTGGATAAAAGCAAGAACAGCGAAGGCCCTGCGATGGGTCAAAGGCGGCACGGTCTATTTCGCCAAGAAGGTATGGCATCCGGGTACGAAGCCCCAGCCATTCCTGTTCCCAGCGGCGGAGATGCATAGGCAACGGTACATCGATGAGATGTCCAAAGTGCTAAAATATGGCATCGACGAGGCCACGAAATAATGACTCTCACGGAGATACGCAAGGGCATATACAATAAACTCGCGGCAAACGCGGGCGTAAAGGCGAAGCTCGGCGACCCCGTCCGGATTTACAACCAGGTCCCCAATAATCCGACGAAGCCCTATGCCGTCATACGCAGCCTCACGGACACGCCCTGGGACACCCTGTCCGGCGTGGGCAACAATTCCACTTTCACGATAGATGTTTACAATGATGAATCGAACGATGCGAGCGTCGAGGACGCGGGCGACGCCATCAAGGCGGCGCTGCACAGGCAATCAATAACGGCCACCGGGTCAACGGTCGTCATGTGCGTCTATGAGATGGGCGGCATGGTCGGCGACCCCGACCCCGCAGTACAGCATTATACATCTCGGTACAGGATTAAGAGCAACCCATCATAAAATAAAATTAATGGAGGAAATAAATGGCGAAGAGCGTAGGATTCAATGGAATCGCCCTGGTCGGGACCGACGACCTGGGCGCATCGGCGGCAAAATCCGTCACCGTCAAGCGGGGCAATAAGATGATCGATGTTACGGCCTTGAACGACGAAGATGATGTCTATATGGCCGGGAGGAAGAGCGTGAGCGGCCAGTTACGGGTCATGTATGATAGCGCGGACGCGGCGGTGACCGCCTTACTGACCGCCGAGGACGAGGGCTCGCAGGTCACGCTGGACATCGGCCCGGCTTCCACATGCCACTGGACAGGGCCGGCCCTAATTAGTAACGTGAGCTTCGACAATGACGGGGGCGACGCTACCATACTGGTCTTCGATTACCAGAGCATCGGCGAGTGGACAAAGGCGACCTCGTGAGGCGCTTATATGGCTAAGGTCGCGCAGTACGTCGGGCAATTATACGTCGCTCCAGGGCCGGGTGTAACGTTCACCGAGGAGGCAACGACGCATAACGCCGGGTGGACTAGGTTCACCATAACCAGCCAGGCAAAACGGTACTGGGACCCGGACACGCCGATAGTCATGGAGTACAGCGTTGATAGCGGCGTGAACTGGATTACGGCGTCCTCTGAAGCATACGCCATCGAGTATTGTGGTGGTGTGATAATCGTGTCCGCCTTCGTTAATGGGATGATACGAGTGAGCGGCGAGTACCTCGCATATGCGAAGGCCGCCGGAATAAAATCGTTCAGCCTTAAGCTCGGGCACAAGATGAGGGACATCACGGACTATAATATGGAGGACGAGGACTACATGCCCCTCAGTAAGAAGGGGACGGGTTCGCTCAAGATCGAGGACGTCGATGACTATTATAGCGACTTGCTCGGAGAGCGCATCGTCCTCATAGCACACATATCGGGCACGTATAACACAAACGATTCGTCAGGCCCCAGGTACGAGATGTACGCCCGACTGAGCGAGGATTCCTGGAACATACCCGTTGACGACCTTATAACACAGGATATATCGTTCACCGTCGAGCGGGAGAGGCACTTTAGATCAACGTAAGGAGCATCATAAATGAGTCTTAGAGATGAGATACTTTCAAAAAAAATAGAATTGCGCGAGGAAACATATCACTGGAAATATTTCGATAAGGACGTACTCATACGAGAGCTGACCCAGACGGATATCGACAAGCTCGCAAGGCTCGCTTTGGACACGAGGACGCGGCAGATAAAGGATAACTACACGGCGGCCAAGATTATCGCCAGCGTCAAAGACCCGGCGACGGGCAAAGCATTATTCCTAAAGACGGACCTGGAGTTCCTATCGGGCTTACCAGCTTCGGCCACTACGGAGGTCTCGCAGAAAATAGAGGAGATAAACGGCATGACGCCCGAGGACGTGGATGACGCCGCAAAAAACTGTTACAGCAGCCCGGAACGTTTACCAGGCTGATAGTGGCGTACAGCCTCGGGTACACGCTGAAAGACTATGATATGCACACGTATGATGGGGAAACCCGCCTGTGGAGCGGCTTCCTAAAAATACTCGAAGACGAAGCTAAGAAAGGAGCACCAAAATAAATGAGCCTTATCGAGATGCTGGTAAAGTTCGGCGCCGACATAAGCGACCTAGAGAAAAAAATCGACGCGGCCAAGAAGAGCCTGCGCTCGTTCAAAGACATTGGCATGGACCTCAAGAAGGCCGGGCAATCGCTTAGCTTCGCCATTACCCTACCTATCATGGGCATCGTGGCGGCATCACTCGAAGCGGCTTCGGATGCGGACGAGGGGGTTAAGAGGACGCTCGCGGGGATGCAGTCGGCGGTCAATCAAACCTTCGTCAACATGGGCAGGGCGATCCTCCCCTCCATCGTGGCCATATTCAATGCGCTAAAACCATTACTAGACCTGCTAAACATGTTTATACTGGCTTTCGCGAGGCTCCCCCAGCCTATACAGGTGGTCGTCGTCGTGCTCGCTTTGTTAGCGGCTGCCGTGGGTCCGGTTTTAATCATCGTGGGTCAACTCGTATTAATGTATGCCCGCTTCGTCCCCATATTGATAGCCGCCACCGCATCCAAGGGGGCGGCGGCCACGGCGAGCGTTGTCTTGGCAGGCGCAGAAGGCACGACCACGGTGGCCACCTACGGCCTCGCTACCGCCGTCAATTTCCTGCTCGGACCCGTCGGCTTATTGCTCGCCGCCATAGGCGCACTGGTCGCAATTTATATGCTATTGAATCAGCAGCAGGGGCAGTCGTCGAGTTGGAATGCGAGTCAGGCGGCGGCGGATAAGGAGAACCTTAAGGGCTATACTGAGATGCTCAACAAGAAGGGCGTCAAGTATCACTTGGGAAGCGACAATAACCCGGTAATCGATTATATGCCGCCGGGCGTCAAGCTCGCTAGCGGCGGCATCGTCACACGGCCTACGCAGGCGCTCGTCGGCGAATCCGGCCCCGAGGCCATCATCCCCCTCGGTCCGTCGGGCACGTCGATGGTCGGCGGCAACATCACTATACCAATCACGATCCAGATTGGCGACCGGGAGATCATGCGAGTGGTCAAGGTCATCGGCCCCGAGTTGATGCGCTCGTTGAGCACGAAGACGGGGTGGAATGGATGACGCTCTATACTATGCTCAACGGCGTCGTCTTCCCCGTGCTCGCGGGCACCCTCGAAATTGATGACGAGGCGCAGGATAGCAGCGTCGTGAGCCTGACGATACAAGACCCACTGGGCAGTCTCCGGGCGCCGAACATGTACCCGCAGGGCACGCAGGCCGAGATAGGCGTGGACGGCGGCGCCGTGCTATTTGCAGGCGTGCTGGACCGCGTGACGAGCAGCAGCCTCAACGCTGCCGGGTATTTGGAGCACGCGATAAGCCTGGTCGATAACCATTACTATGCGAGGAAGCGGCATCAGACAAAGGCTTATGAGAACATATCGGCGGGCGATATCATGCGGGACCTGGTCGATACCATCCTGTTCCAGGAGGGCGTAACGTACACCGTTGCGAGCATTGACGATGGTCCCACGATTCTCAGGGTAAAATATGATGATGTGAACTGCGACGACATCGCTAGGCAGCTCGCAGACCGTTGCGGCTACTTTTATCTCATCGACGTGGACAAGGTACTGTATTTCAAGCCGCTGAGCACCAACATCGGCCCGGCCTTCACGGGCGCGGAGAAGGGCACTGCTGGCCGGGTGAAAGTGGTTTATGGTAACTCTAAGTATCGGAACTGGCAGATACTTAAGGGCGTGTGGGACGAGACATCGGAGCGCGTGGAAGAGTTCAAGGGCGACGGCAAGGCACGGTCATGGCCGCTTGGGTATAAGGTGGCGCACGAGCCGAGCATAGAGACGAGCGTGAACCCCGACTTGATAGTTAACGGTGACTGTGAGGCGGCTATACCTACTTTGGATGGTTCACAATGGGGGCAATATTGTACGGCGGCACTCGATACCGCACAGTTTCATGCGGGTGCCACGTCGGTAAAACTAACCGGCAATAGTCCGACATCGCTTTATTTTTTTCACGGGCTCGGCGCTAATGCTGTTGGGGATATGAACGGGTTTATAGCCGGTGAAACATATCATGTTGAAATGTGGGAGCGTGTGCCGAGCGGCCAAAACTGGCGCATGGACACCTGCCGTATAACCATAAACATAAACAACTGGGGAACGGTTTACTATGGAAATAGCATTACGGCATACGATACCTGGCAAATATCGGCGCTTGATTTTACAATGCCCGTAACGGCAACAAGAGCCTATCTAATGCTTTTATTTCAATTAAATCCGGGCTACAACGTTAACGGGCTTTACGTTTACTATGATGACGTGATGACTAAGCGCGTCCTACGCGTGGGCATCAAGGGTGTCGAAAGTGGTAAAGAGTTTTACTGGAACAAGGGCGAAGCCACGATATACCAGGACGACGATGGCACCGCACTAACGAGCAGCGACACCCTAACGGTCACTTATATTGGCATGTACCCGGTCAAAATCGTGAGCGCAGACACCACCAAAATAGCCAGCCTAAAACTCGTTGAGGGCGGCAGCGGCATCGTCGAGAACGTGGAGAGCACGAGCGGCATAGAAACGGCGGGCGCCGGGTTACAGTATGCCAGCCAGCTATTGGCATATTATGGCGTCGATGCCACGCGGGTAATTTTCACCACGCAGGAAGAGGGCTACGAGGTCGGCCAACTACTCCCCGTGGACCTGGACCAGTTCGACATTGATGACAGTTTTTTCATCCAGAAGGTATCGAAGCGGGAGCGCGACGGCATACTCGAATACACGGTCGAGGCAGTTGACGGCCCCCTTGAGGGCGGATGGGAGAGGCAGTTTTTGAGACTGTCCCAGCAGAACAAGATAAGCATCGAGATGGGCGGCGGCGAAATACTCATCATCCCGATAGTGATAAGCGAAGCAGCATCGGCAGCCGAAAGCGTATCCGTAACCGTGTACGCCTGCCCATTGTGCGGATACACGACCTACGTAGGAAGTGCTTTACATGTGTGCTAAAAAAATATGTTTCAATGAGAACCTTAGAGCAAAGGGAAAAATAATAATCATCCGACGCGACCGCAATGGGAATGTGCTGGGCGTGGACGTCCTGGACAACCTCATAACCAACCTGGGACTATCGGGCATCGCCGCGGGGAAGCCCATCACCTACCTGGCATGGGGAACCAGCAGCACGGCACCAGCGAACGGTAATACGACGCTGGTCGCGGAGGTCGGCAGGAAGGCGATACTAAAACACATCGCCGGAGCGACCGGCATCGACACCGTGCGGAGCATCATCGAGGCATACGAGGCCGTCGGCGTGGCCGTAGCAGAACTAGGATTCTTCGGCGACGATGCGACATTAACGGCTAACAGCGGCAAACTATATTGCCGCGTCCTGTACAGCCGGACAAAGACCGCCGTGGAAAGCTGGCAAGTAGACCGGATACTAACCATAACGAGGGCATAATGACATTTGTATATTTGTATGACACGGGCTCGCAGCCCCATAAAATATGGGTGGACGCCGACCCCATATTCGCCGGAAGGCTCGACTACATCGAGAGCAAAATAAAAGAACTCGCGGGCTTACTGGTGACAGGGTTCGAGCCCGCGGGCACCGTCGATCTCTTCGACCTGACCACTGCGCCGACCGGCTGGCTGGAGTGTAACGGCGCGCTACTGGAACAAGCCACGTATCCGGCCCTTTACACGGCGATCTCGACTAGGCACAATACTGGTGGGGAGGGACCGACGCAGTTCAGGCTCCCCGAGTTCAGGGGCGAGTTCCTCCGGGCCTGGGACCATAGCAGGGGCATTGACTCGGGCAGGACATTAGGTTCGGCGCAGGCCGAGAGCATCGGCAACCACTCGCACACTTATGACAGGGCGACCATACAGAGCCAGGCCGCCTATGGATCATCGAGCGGATATAACGTGAAAAGCACTTACGACTCGGTCGCGACATATAATAACCCAACGGCGGAGAACCGTCCACGCAACATGGCTCTGCTGGTCTGCATAAAATACTAAACTGGTGAATAGATGGTCGATTACGAATATGGGACAACGGGCGATCACAAGACGTGGGAGAGCAACGACAGCCTGACCGCCATCCGCCTTGGCTATATCGAGTCGAAGATGAAAGAAATCGCCACGTTCACCACGACCAGCCTGGAACCGGCGGGCAAGGTCAGGCTCTTCGACCTATCAACAGTGCCCGACGGATGGCTCGAATGTAACGGCGCGGTGGTCAGCCAGACGACCTATGCGGCCCTCTACGCGGCGATAGGCACAAGGCACAACACCGGTGGCGAGGGCGAGGGCAACTTCCGCCTACCCGAGTTCCGCGGCGAGTTCCTGCGCTGCTGGGACCACGGGAGGGGCGTCGATGCTTCAAGGGCCATTGGAAGTGCGCAGGCCGAGAATGTGGGAACGCATCAACACTCGTATGATCGGGTGTACAGCGTCCAGACGGGCCTGCCGGGGAGCGTCAGCGACCGGCTGACCGCGGGGAGCACGGCGCCGACGACGCCTGCATTATCGACCGAAGAAAGGCCGCGCAATGTGGCTCTAATGGTGTGCATAAAATATTAAATACATGATATAAAGGATTGATGGAACAATGATCAAGGAGAAAGCGCATGGCTACATGAAACTGGTGCTCGCAATACTCTTAGCTTACCCGCTCCTCGTGCTCTTCACCGCCATGCACGAGTCGTCGCACGTGCTCGGATACCTCTTGACCGGCGGCACGGTCACGGGCATATCAGTAAACCCGATCACCCTGGTAGGTTGGACGTCCCACGACGGCGGCAACGGTTTCATCGGCCTGCTCTTCGGCCCCCTGCTGCCCCTCATAGTCTGTGCGCTCCTGATAAAGTCGAGGCACTGGCTGGCATGGTATTCCTCTTTCGTGTTCGCCATCATGGGATTATCATCACTATTATACTGGCCGGGCGACGGCGGCAGGCTGGCAAATAACGGCCTCCCAGGCATGGTAGTCTACATATTATTATTAATCGCCTACGGTGCCATCATTTACTTGGCGACCGACAAGTTGGCCGCGGAGAATCATGATCACAAATTCACCGAGAAGGAGGGATGGACAAAGGGACACGAGAGAAAGGTTGGATAAGGAAGCTACTAACCGGCTGTTGGGGGACCGCTACGCGTCGCGTAGCGCCTCCAGCAAAAACGAATTATATAAATGTTAGCGGGCGCATGGGCGCAAAAATAGTTCACGATCATATTAATCTATCGCAAGTTCAGAGGGCATCATAGATGGAGCAGGACGAATTTCAGGACGAGGTTTTACAAAGACTGACCAAGATCGAGACATTGTTCGGCGAACAGGATAAAGCCTGCATCGTGTGCGCCGGGAGTTTCCACGAGGAGATAAAGGAACTCAAGGGCAAGACCGACGAGCAAGAGAAGGCCATCAACGGCTTGAACATCAAGGCCGCCGCGGTGGGCGCAGTGGTGTCTATCCTCGCATACCTGGGCCTGACGAACCTCGGGCCTCTAGCATCACTATTATCTGGTAAGTAAAAACAGACGCGGCGATCTCACATTGCCGTAAGTGGGGGATGGGTTGGTTAACCAAGTATGAAATTCGATATGGATGATCTAAAATTTCAGCGGGTAGGGTTCGACCAGATAAGGGTCGCCCTTAAGGATCCCGCTAAGAGGGCGAAGTATTCGCCCCAGGAACTCGACGGTTTCAAGCGCATGGCAGGGCAGTACCTCGCTGTCTATCAGGGCGAGTTGTCGGCGATGGAGAAGGCGGCCATCTTGGGCGCCGCGGGGAGCATCCTGCCCTGGCTCATCGGCGTTTTAACCTGGCTCTACGGTCAGCCCTGGTACGTGCAGTTGGCCCTCGCGGTCTTCGGCCTGGTAATCCTCGGCATCGTCATCTATTACGTTTACATGAGCAAGGATCGGTGGGCGGCCCTCCGGGAACTCATCGCCATGTGCATCGAGATCATCAAACTCATCCAAGAGTTGCAGAATAACAAGCCCGTCGCCGATTTCACAGTATCGCCGATGTCGGGCAGGGCGCCCCTGATGGTCCAGTTCGTGGACACGAGCGCCGGGTCGCCCACGTCCTGGCAGTGGAACTTCGGGGACGGAGCGAGTTCCGCAGCGCAGAATCCCTCTCACACTTTCCAGCAGGCAGGCACCTACACGGTCGGCCTCGTGGTCTCGAATGCCTCTGGCATGGATACGAAGACGGTGCCGGGCATGATAACAGTCACCAAAGACCCGCAGCCCTCGCAGGTGCCGCCGGGCGTCGAGTTCACCATGATAGGCAGCGTAGAGCTCGCAAAGATCGGCGGGGAGCACCAGGTGGATATGCCCGTATGGCTTCAGGGCGGCCAGGGCTGGCCCGCGGGCACTGTAAGGGTCATGGACTCCAGTGACCCGGACTTCGACGTGCTGCCCAACGACATCTGGGCCTACTGGTACGATGGGGGATTAGCACCAAAGGGCTGGCTGATCTCGCAGCAGGG